GCCTACGAGGCGATCAAGGCGATCTGGGGTCTGCTGCCCGCCGCCATCGGCGATCTGGCGTTCCAGGCGGCCAACAGCCTGGTCGATGGCGTCGAGGCGATGCTGAACGGCGTGGTTTCGCGCATCAACGGCTTCATCGGCGGCATCAATCAGGGGCTCGAAGCGCTCGGATCCGAGCGGCGCATCTCGCTGGTGCCGGATCTCGACCTCGGCGAAATCGAGAACCGCTTCGAAGGGGCGGCCAGTGCCGCCACGACGGCGGCGCAGGCGGCCTTCGACCGGGCTTTCGAGGACAACCCGCTCACCGCGCCCGATCTCGGACTCACGGAGGCGGCGAACCGGGCGCTCGAGTCCGCGAACCTCTACCGTGGCGCTGCGCGCGATCTGGCCGAAGGCGCCCGCGCGCCACTCGAAAGCTGGCAGGCTTTGCGCGACGCAGTGCGCGGTACCGACGAGGCGAGCGCGGATGCGCTGACCGAGGCCACCGGCGCGGCCGCGCGGCTGGAGACGGCGCTCGGCGATGCGGAACGGGCCGCGACGGGTGCCGGTGCGGCCGCCGGGGCTGCGGCTGCTGCAGCAGAGCCCGCGACCGATGCTGCCGTCACTGGCTGGCAGGCGGTCACGGCCGCGCTGTCGGACTACGCCAGCAAGGCGCGCGAGATCGGCGGCGATATCGGCCAGAGCCTCGTCGGCGCCTTCCAGTCTGCCGAGAACGCCGTCGGCCAGTTCGTGAAGACCGGCAAGCTGAACTTCCGCGACCTCGTCACCTCGCTGCTGGCCGATCTCGCCCAGCTGGCGGCGCGGCGGTTCATCCTCGGGCCGATCGCCAATGCGCTGTCCGGCGTGTTCTCCGGTGCGGAAGGCATCTTCGCCAACGTCCTGCATGCGGGCGGAATGGTCGGATCGGCCGGGCCTTCGCGTATGGTTCCTGCCATGGCCTTCGCGGCCGCGCCCCGGATGCATGGCGGCGGAATGGCCGGGCTTCGCCATGATGAGGTGCCCGCAATCCTTCAGCGGGGCGAGCGGGTGCTGTCGCGGCGTGAGGCGCAGAGCTACGGCGCGGGCGGCGGGGTCAACGTCACCATCATGGCCCGCGATGCCGAGAGCTTTCGGCAGTCGCGCACGCAGGTCGCGGCGGACATCGCTCGCGCCGTGTCCCTTGGGCGGAGAGGCATGTGATGGCGTTTCACGAGGTCCGGTTTCCCGACAACATCAGCCGGGGTGCACGTGGCGGGCCCGAGCGGCGCACCCAGATCGTCGAGCTTGCCTCGGGCGACGAGGAACGCAACGCCAGCTGGGCCAACTCGCGCCGCCGCTACGATGTCGCCTACGGCATCCGCCGCGCCGACGATCTGGCGGCCGTCGTCGCCTTCTTCGAGTCGCGCAACGGCCGGCTCCACGGCTTCCGCTTCAAGGACTGGGGCGACCACAAGTCCTGCCTGCCTTCTGGCACGCCATCGCCCAGCGACCAGGCGATCGGCACCGGCGACGGCGCGACGACCGCCTTCCAGCTGGTCAAGCGCTATGCCTCCGGTGCGCAATCCTGGACGCGGGCCATCGCCAAGCCGGTGACCGGCACCCTGCGCATCGCGCTCGCCGGGGTCGAGCAGCCCTCCGGCTGGTCCGTCGACACCGCCACTGGCGTCGTCACCTTCAGCGGCGCGCCGGGCGCTGGCGTCGCGATCACCGCGGGCTTCGAGTTCGACGTGCCGGTCCGCTTCGACACCGACGTGCTCGACGTGACGCTCGATCTCGAGCGGCTCGGCTCGATCACCTCCATTCCGCTTCTGGAACTGCGCCGATGAAGACCCTCGATCCCGCCCTGCAGGCCCATCTCGACGAGGGCACGACGACGCTCGCCTGGTGCTGGCGGATCGCCCGCGCCGATGGCGTGAGCTTCGGCTTCACCGACCACGACCGGACGCTGAGCTTCGACGGGACCGACTTCGAGCCCGAGAGCGGATTGACGGCCTCCGAGGTCCGCACGGGCTCCGACCTGTCGGTCGATGCGCAGGACGCTGAGGGCGTGCTGACCTCGGACCGGATCACCGAGACCGACATCCTCGACGGTCGCTGGGACAACGCCGAGGTCGAAGTCTGGCGCGTGAACTGGGCCGACACTGGCCAGCGCGTGCTGATGCGGCGCGGCGCCATCGGCCAGATCCGGCGCGGGCGGTTGGCCTTCGTCGCCGAGGTGCGCTCGCTCGCCCATGTCCTCGGCCAGACGGTGGGGCGGACGTTTCAGGCCACCTGTGACGCCGCGCTCGGGGACGCGCGCTGCGGCGTCGATCTGGAGGACCCAGCCTTCAAGGGCACGGGCGCGGTGATCGACATTTTGCGCGACCGGGCCTTCACCGCCTCCGGTCCCTCCGGCTTCGAGGCGGGCTGGTTCACCTTCGGCACGCTGGACTGGACGAGCGGCGCGAATGCGGGGCGGCGCACCGAGGTGCTCGGCCACAACGTCTCGGACGGCATAGCTGTGCTGACCGTGCTCGAAGCGCCGGTGCGCGCGATCGCCGAGGGTGACGCCTTCACCATCCGCGCGGGCTGCGACAAGCGCATGGAGACCTGCGGGGCCAAGTTCGCGAACATCGCCAACTTCCGCGGCTTCCCGCACATCCCCGGCCAGGATGCCGTGCTGCGCTACGCCACCAAGGATGGCGGCCACGAGGGAGGCGTGCTGTGACGCAACTCCTTGCATTGGCCGACCCCGTACGCGTCATCACCATCGCTCGGTCCTGGCTCGGCACGCCGTATCACGATCAGGCCAGCCTTCGGGGCGTGGGCTGTGACTGCCTCGGTCTCGCACGCGGCGTCTGGCGCGAGGTCGTCGGCCCCGAGCCGTTCCCGATCCCGCCCTATAGCCGGGACTGGGGCGAGACCGGCCCGCGCGAGTTGCTGGCCTATGGCGCGCGGCGCATGATGACAGAGGTGCCGTCCGCCGAGGCCGGTCCCGGCGCTCTGGTCCTCTTCCGCATGAAGCCCCGCGCCATCGCCAAGCATGTCGGGATCCTCACCGGGCCCGGCTCCTTCCTCCATGCCTACGAGCGGCTCGGCGTGATCGAGGAGCAACTCACCCCGCCGTGGCGGCGGCGCATCGCCTTCGCCTTCCTGTTCCCGCAACGCTGAGACCCCGACATGGCCACCCTCGTTCTTGGTGCCGCTGGCGCCGCCATTGGCGGCTCGATCGGCGGCGCGATCCTCGGCGTCAGCGCCGCGACCATCGGCGGCTTCATCGGCTCCAGCATCGGCTCGGTCGTCGACAGCTGGATCATCTCGTCGCTGGCGCCCACCCAGCGCATCGAGGGCGCGCGGCTCGACACGCTGCGCATCACCTCCGCCACCGAAGGCGCGGTCATCCCTCGGCTCTACGGCCGCATGCGCATGGGCGGCAACATCATCTGGGCGACCGATTTCCGCGAGGAGACGAAGACCACCACGCAAGGCGGCGGCAAGGGCGGCGGCGGGGGCGGCAAGGTCAAGACGACCGAATATCTCTACTACGCCTCCTTCGCGGTCGCGCTCTGCGAGGGGCCGATCACCGGCATCGGGCGCATCTGGGCCGACGGCAAGCCGATGGACCTCTCCGGCGTCACCTGGCGCTGGTATCCGGGCGACGAGGCGCAGTCTGCCGATCCGTTCATCGCCGCGAAGATGGGTGCGGCCAGCACGCCCGCCTATCGCGGCACCGCCTATGTGGTCTTCGAGGAACTGGCGCTCTCGACCTATGGCAACCGCCTGCCGCAGCTCTCCTTCGAGGTGTTTCGGCCGCTCGCCGATCCCGACACCGCCGAGGGGCTGACCCGCGCCGTCACCATGATCCCGGCGTCGGGTGAGTTCACCTACGCGACGCAGGCGATCCGCAAGACCGATGGCGGCGCGACGCAGGCGGAGAACCTGAACGCGCTGGCCGACTCCACCGACATGGTGGAGGCGCTGGACCGGCTGCAGGCCATGGCGCCAGCGGTCGAGAGCGTCAGCCTTGTCGTCGCCTGGTTCGGCGACGATCTGCGTGCGGGGTCATGCAAGGTGCGGCCGGGCGTCGAGGTCTCGGCCAAGTCGACCACGCCCGCCACTTGGTCGGTCAATGGCGTGAGCCGCGCCAATGCCTTCCTCGTCAGCCGCGACGATCAGGATCGGCCGGTTTATGGCGGCACGCCGTCCGACTTCGCCGTGGTGCAGGCGATCGAGGAGATGAAG